AACTCTAAATGTTGGCGCACCAGTTCCAATAGCAGAGAGATTTGCAAAGTTTGTTGAAGTTCCCATTAAATAATATTGAGGCGCATCAACACCATTACTTGCAATTATATAATTACCAAATTGAGTAAAAGTAAAATAATCTGTATTACCACCTGTTAGACTTCCTTTTCTTGATGTAAATGTTCCACCATCTAATTGATAGATGTCAGTATTTTTTGCAACAAAATTATAAACATTTCCTGCATTATCTCTAAATGAACCAGCACCTCTACTATCTGCACCAATATTGTTTGATGAATAATTTACTAATGAAGGAAATCTTTTATAAGAATTTTGTGCGTAATAAACATTATTAGCTGTTGTAGCTCCAGGATTTAAGTATTCTGGCTGGTCAGGTAACCATTCTCCAAAAGGTATTTGCATTTTTCTCCTATTGGTTATTGTTTGTTACTGCAACATAGTTATCATTAAATGAAGCTGCTACTGTAACATCTGTTCTTTGTTGCATAGGAGCATTACCATATTGATCTTCTCTATCGTTTCTGTCTAATCTTTCCATAGCTGTTTCGTACATTCTTTGCCATTGTTGTAATCTTTGAGGATCAACACCGCCAAGAAAATTAGCAGCATGGTATAAAGAACCATATAGATATATTGCAGGATGGTTTGTTAAAATATAATTAGTCGTATTTGAGTCTGATAAAGGATCAAACTCTTTGTAATAATTTAAAACACCTGTGTATGAATCTGAAGGAGATGGTGCAAATCTAAAGTTATCACCTAAAATTGTAAAAGTAGATGGTTGTCCTGAAGTTGAACCACCTTTAATTTGATCCATTTGTGCTGGTGTAATGTACTTCAAAGAATATTTAACACCACCATTTAAAATATAAAAATCTCTTACTTGTAAAAATCCTGTAGGTAATGCTTTTGTTTCTGCATCAATAGTAAAAGAACTATTTGTTGCAATCATTTTTCTAATTCTTAATTTTGAGTTGAAATCTTTTTCAGCAAGTACAATAAAATCACCAGATATTTCTGAAGTTAAATCTGATCTATTTAACCAATTTGCTATTGATGTTTTTAATGCTGAATATGTATTTAATGCCATTATAATCTACCTTCTGCTGTTTTAAAATATCTAAATTCACTAGAATTTAGTTTTTTTTTAAGTATTTGCTTTTGTACTTGTTGTGGAAGTGCAAACCAATTACGACTTCCATTATACTCATTCGCCCAAACAGATAAAGCGATAGTTGGTATTGATGCTACTCTTTTTAAATCTCTTGATTTAGAATAACCATCATTTAGTGTAAATAATTTTTTATTGTGTTTAAGATGTGAGTCTATATTTACTTCTTCTTTTATTGCAATTTTACCATCCATATCATCTTTCATATATGTGGTTTTTTGCAAACCATTATAAGTAATATCTTTTTTCATCTACCCTGACCTCTATATTTTTTTTTAGAAAATTTTTTATTTGGTTTTTTACTATGCCTTCCAGGTCTTTTTCTTGGAGTTTCTTTGACATAATTATTTACACCAAATAAAGGTTTTTTCTTAGCCACTAAGCACTCATTTCAACAACAGAAATATCATCACCGCTAGTACCTATAATTGCAACTTTTTCGCCTGGTGAAATTTTAAAAATTTCTGGTTCGTTTGCAGGTATAAAAATACTGCTAGTTGTTGCAGTTGGATTTGCACCAAATAAAATATGAACTGCTGCATTTGAGCAAATTCTTACATATTCTGACTGTGATCCAAAAGCTGCTGATTGAGTTGATGAACCACCACTTAAGGCAATCATCTGAACTGTTGTAGGTCTTAATCCATAATTAAAACTCATATTTATCTCCTATATTAAGAAGGGGGAAATACCGCTAGGCAAGATCCCCCTAAAGTTAATTATCTTCTTATAACAAATGTTACAAGTAATTTTTTAGTTCCAGTAGAACCACCATCTGTAATCATTTCAATAGTTCCATCTTCTTCTACTCTGTTAGCAGCAGTAGGTTCAGATGAATCTACAGTACCAGCAGCAGAACCAGAATGAGCTACAGTAATTCCGCCATTAGTAACAGCAGTACCACCAATCTCAAAACTAATTGCTGCATTTCCTCCAGAAATAGCACCTTGTAAAGCAGTTATGATTTTAACTATTTTACCGCCATCTGGAACAGCAACAAAAGTTGATGAAGCTGTAGATATATCTTCTATCTCAGCAACTAAAAAGTAATCGTTAAGTGTTCTCATTTTTATCTCCTATGTCGTTCCGCCCATAACCTTTTTAGGACTTCAACATTTGGTTGATTGAAAGGGGTGCAGTTAAAAAGGTTACACCCCTAACAATTTATTATTTATTACGAAGTTGTAAGGTCAGTAACCATACCACTTGCAAGTTCGTTTCTTGACTCAAGAGTGTACTCAGCAACCATGAATCTCTGATCTGCGTCAGCAGTCTGAGCTGGTGTTTGTAAAGTAAAATCTCTTAAGAAAGATACTGCAAAGAAGTCCATCTCTAAAATTAGAGCATCTTGACCTTTTTTAGCAGCAGTAGCATTGTTATCTCTAATGAATCTATTTGGAGCAACTTGTAAAGTTCCAAAATCACTTTCATAGACATCAATAGATGTAACTAATCTTCTGTCCTCTGCTTGGTCAAATCTAGTTGAACCTCCTGTGAACCCAGATAGTTTTTGTTTATTAAAAGCACCAACCATAATCATGTTTGGATTTCCGCCTTGATTAAAACAACTTCTCAAAACACCTTTTAACTGATCTTCAGTAAAAGCTCTTTGAGTTCCATCTGTTCTTACAGCACCGCCACCTGATCCTGATCCACCTGCACCAGCATCAACATTAGTAGAAATCCAAGTTTGAACTCCTCCTAATTTTCTAGCAGTTGTAGCATTACCAGCCGCAGCAGCAACATTTGATAAAAGAGCAGTTTCCATATCTCTTTTTAATTCTTTTGCAGCTTTTGCAACTTGATATGCTAACTCATTATTTCTACCAGCAGATGTTACAGCATCATTTGTTCCTGATACTTGAATCGCTTTAGTAGAGATTTGAGTGTAGTTGGTTAGTTTAGTTGTTGCAGACATTGTGCCATACGAAATACTTGCACCTTCAACCGCAGCATTAACTGCTGTAGCAGCTAAAGCATCAGTTTGCCATTGGTGAGAAGTATTTGTTGCTTTTGTTTTTGCAACACCTGACATAAATGGAGTTTCTGTTGGACTTATTGAATAAATAATGTCCGCTAGGTCCTCTCTTATGCCGACTGTTTGGTATGTTTGATATACAGCCATTTTTATTCTCCTTTTAAGGTTATTGGTTTATATATAACGCAATAAAAGATCAGTAGCATCTTTCGGCTTACCAGACCTTTTAAGCATTTTAATCTTCTCCAACCTTGACTGATTATCTAAATCTTCTTTTGTTGACTTTACTCCTGATTTAACAACTCTTGATGGTTTGACTTTTTTAGAAACTAAATTCGGTTTTACCGATTTAGCTTTTTGAAAATTCATTCCATCCATAATTACATCAAAATATCTTGAATCATAAATTCTTGAAACATCCTCATTTGAGAATCCTTTAGAACTCAAGTAGTTCATAATATTTGATTTAACTGTAGTACCCTTAATAGGATCAGCAATTTCAGGATGTTTTAAATGAAGTTTTTTTTGTTCTTCTCTTAATATTTCCTGAAACTGAGATTGTTGATGTTCTCTCAGTTTTTGCTGTGCTTGTTGTATCGTATTTTTTCGTTTCTGAATTCTACGATCAACTTTAGCAGCTTCAGTTGGATCTTCATCCCAAAGTCTATCAAGTTCTTTGGAATTCATATCATTGTTTATCTCAGCATTTAAAGTAACAACTAGATTATTTATGTCATCCATCTTAGTTGAATACTGATTTTTCAAACGATCTTCTTCGGCTTTTAGCTCTCTTTTTTCAATTGCTAACTCCTCAGTTTTTCGTCTGTAGTCGGCATCTTTTTGATAACCTGCTTTTAATTCTTCAAGGTCAACATCAATCTTTTCACCATTAACAATAACTTGGTGTAGATTGGTTTCTTGTTCATTTACAGCATTTGAATCTTCAGATGCTTCTTCTTCAACTGGAGCTTCCTGTTCAGGTTGAGCTTCAGGTTGTTGTTGAACTTCTTGATTATCTTCAGCTTTCGCCTCTGGTTCTTTTGGTTCAACTGGTGCTGCTTCTTTTTGAGGTTCTTTGATAACACCTTTGGTGTCCATTAAACTCTCAATATGTTTTGCTGCACCTTGTACTGTCGCATTGGACAGTAAAGGGTTTGTGTCAGACATTAAGTCCTCCTATTGTTAAGCTGTCTTATGACTTGGCTTATTTTAACCTGATTGGTTAAAATTTTGTGTTTTGTTGTTGTTTTCTAAAATCATCTAACTGTTTTGAAGCAAGTTTTCCTGTTTCAATAACAGTTTGTAGATGTTGTTCTACTTTTCCAACAACATTATAAGCTATCCAAAGTTTTTCTCTGGTATCGCCTTCTTTAGCACCAGTTTTTTCAAGTAGTGCTTCAGAATAAAGTTTTTTAAGAGATTCTATTGCCTCTTGAAAAATTTTACTCTCTAATATTTGTTTGGCTTGGTGAGATCGGCTGATTTCTAGCGACCTCTCTGCCTGGTCTTTGGTTTCCATTTAATCCTTGTACCTGTTGGCTAAACATATTAGCAGATTGTTGTGCTTTTTCAAGAATCTTAGATTGATTAGCCATCATCATTTTATCTAAATCAGCATCTGCTTTTATTTTAGCTGTGTCTAATTGTGTATTATATTTTAATGCTATTTCTTTTATCTGCGCTTCAAATTCTAAAGCCATTTTTTGAGATTTTTGTTGTAACTCTTGATATTGTAATTCAAGATCAGCAATTTTTCTCTTATTCTCAGCATCAATTCTAGTAAATTCAATTTTTTCAATTGGTGTTAATGGTGGTGGTTGAGGAGGAGGCATCATTTGTTTTCCTACCTCTGGATCAACAAAATAGCTTTCAACATTTTTAAGACCTGCGTTTTCAATTATTTTTGACAATGTGTTATACATATTTTTAAGTGTAACCATTGGCATTTCTTTTCCACCTTGTAATTGAAATGCTTGAAGCTGTCTTTCAAGGATGTTGTTTAGTAATATTATCTGTTGCTCTTTTGAACCTGTACCTAGACCTACTACAATGTTAATATTAAATTTATCTTTCCATTCTGTAGGTCGTACTGGTACAAAGTTATTGTTGAGCATAACAATTCTTTCTTTGTCTTGATATTTAACCATCAATTCAAATATTTTTCTAAATAAATCTTTAACTCCAGTTTCGGCAAAGATTCTTGCGATCAATTCTGATCTCATTTGCGTTTGTGTCATTAACGCATTTACACCTGTTGCGGTTTTAGCATTGAGAGTGTCAGGATCTAAACCTTGAATTTGTTTAGAAATACCTGTTCTCACCTCTCTCACACTATCAAGATATGATAATAAAGGAAATGCTTGATTTGAAATTGGTTGAGATTGCAAAGGTTGCATAACTTGGTTTGGTGGTTGTTTTGTTCTTACTACTCCACCAGGTCTGTTAGTTAATAAATCATCCATGTTGACCATACCATCCATAATGGCAACTCTATTATTATTTGTTAAATACATATTATCTAATAGCTGCCTCATTACAGTTGATTTCATTAACTGTATGTCCTCAACTAATTCTGCAATTGATCTGCCATAAAATCTATGTGGCATTGGGATAGGTGTAATTGTTACAAAAGGAATATTATCACAAGGCATATTTTCTAAAATATGATAACCACTATCTCCTGCTGATAAAATTTTTCTTAGTTCTGCTATACCATCATTATCATAATCGTATCTTATGTAAGATTCATAAACTAAAACTTTTTCTGTAGATTTATCTGTTGGGGTATCTACATGATATTCGTCAACATTTCTTTGTCTAACAATTTCCTCTGTATTGTAAATATCTAAATCAGATTTAGGTAATTGAGCAACTTCATCTTCTGCAAATCCCATTTCTACTAATTGTGATCTTGTCATTAAAACTTTATGGGAAACAAAATCTGCATCTTCAATAGACTTTGCGTTTCTATCAATTAAAAATTCTTCTGGTGGTACTGATTCAATTTTAATTTTGCCTGTATTTTTAGTTCTTTTAATTTTACAATTATATAATTTAAAATCTGGTTTTTGAACTTGAGATATATTTACTCCTTGAGTTTCATATTGTTCTAATAATTTTTCAAATTCTTCTTTTGCTTTTTCATCTATAAAAACTTCTTCTTCCACTTCCTCTATTTCATCTTGCGTATCTGCTAAAGCATCCTTTTCGGCTTTTGATAAATTTTTATAAGTTTCATGTTCTACTTTAGTAGATTCATCATAATAAATTTTTAAGAAACCATTTTTTTCAATTAATGCGTCTTTAAAAAAATTATATAAAAGTTGAAAGCCATCATTATCTTTGTAAAAAACATGATTAAGGTAAGCAGTTGCTTGTTCTGATAGAGGTACATCTTCGGCAGTAACAGGTTCACATCTAACTACTTTATCAGATGCGGTAAATACTCTTAATAAATTTGGCAAAATACTTTCAACAGTATCTGCAACATCTGTTGATACAACTTGACTACGACCATCTATTTCTGTTCCAAGTTTATCACCTTGATAATATTCAATAGATTTTCTTCTGCTTTGAGAAAGGTTACCACCTAAATACCCTAAAGCATTGTTAATCTGTTTTGATAAAATTGTTCGTAAAGTAGGATCTGATATTTCTTTGATTTTTTTTGCCATATTAAACTATATAATTTGTTTCTACTCTGATTGGCTTTGACCAGTCGGTTCTTTCAAGAGGTTCTACAATTGCACCATATCTCACAGAGTCGCAAAAGTGTGAAGCCCAATTGTGTAGGGGTTTATTCCTAAAACAATTATTTTTTTCATCCCACCTCTTGCAGTAGGATTTTAATGCTTCTATGAGCTTTTTGCAATTGTTTTTATGAAAATAACAATTCGGCAACATTCTCCTTACTTGCTCAATACCATCCTCAATACTAAGTTTTGGAGCTATGTCAAACTCTAATCCCATTTCTTTTGCAGTTTCCCATCTGGACTTATTTGTGCCTATCTCTCTAACTCTAATATCATGCGGAGCTATGTGTTTTGAATAAGTGTAGTCTTTGCTATCAATTACATTCAAATAATGCTCTAAGCCCTCACCTGAGTTTTCATAACAATCAATAATTCTCACCTCATCCTCAAATCTTTGAGCAAAAGTTATGACTGTACTATCGTTCATACCCAAATCCCACCAGGTTTCTACTTCCAGGTCCTCATCTATCTCAAAATCTTTTATTCGCCCTTGCGACTCCAATTCTTCAATTAATTTTCCAAAATAAGAACCTGATATTCCAGCTTGAAAAGAACATTCAAACTCTTGTTGATAACTTTCAGGCGACATGGCTGCTTTCGCTGCATCTAATTCTTGTTTTGGAATAATTTTTGTTTCACTAGCTTTAAAAACACAAGTGAACCAATCTTTTGTATGTTTGGCTTTTTCATGTAAATCATAAAACCAGTTTCTACCCATTGGAGTTCCAATAAATATGGCAAAACCATGTCTGTCAGAAAGGCAAGGTCTTAAAATTGTGTCAAAAAGATCAGGAGATATGTTTTGTGTTTCATCAACTATTATTCCATCAAAATATTGACCTCTGATCGCTGCACTATTTTCGCCACCTATGATTTGAATACGACTATTATTTACTGAAAAGTCAACTCTTAGTTCAGACTCATTAAATTTTGTGCCTGGAATTGCGGCAGAAAATTGTTTTAAGTAATCCCAAGCTGTGCTTTTACCTTGCAATCTATATGGCGAAATAAAGGCATATCTAGGATAAGGTTTTTTATTTGTTAAAGCTGCTTTAATTAAATGGTTTATGGCAAAAACTGTTTTCCCTCCCCTCCTGTGAACAATAATTACATTAAATCTGCTGTTATCGCATTTTTTATGTAAAAAATTTTGTATTTCTCTTGGTTTGTAAGGAATAACAATTTGTTTCATTTTAAAACAAAACCCCCCTAGTGCAAAGTGTACTTTGTTTTGTCAAAATCATCATAAATTGGTGTCGTAAATTGGTCTTGCAAGAATTTTGAAAAGAATTGAGCTTCTTCATCTGACTCAAATCCTGTGAAATGAGTTACAACCACAGGTTTTTTTGTGTGTTTGTCTTTTAAAATAAAAATAATTGTTTGTAATAGTAAATTGTCCATTGGTTATGTGTACCACCCTTTAATTTTTTTTTCTATCGTAATCGCAAAAATGGGTATTGGGTCAAATAAAACCCCTATGTTTGCTATTTGTTCCTCATAAATCGTTAAATTATTACTAACGATAATTTATGATTATCG